CTGCCAGGCTGACATTCGTTTCATAGAACAGATCCACCACGCGCCTGGAAAATTTCGGAATGAACAAAACCTCCACGTCTCCCACCTCCAATTTACGGCGGCGGAGGGAACCCGCCACGATCAGGCGATCAACCGAGGGCCTCAAGGCCCGGCACAATTCCGCCGCCACTTCCATGGCGGCCGCCCGGGGATATTTTTTCTTGTTGCTCATGGTCAATTGGATGGTGGCAACGGTTTGGTCCAGGCCGGAACATAAATCACAGATTGAACCCCCATTGTGCGGGCCTGATGGGTCAGTTTCACGGCGCATCCTCCTCCCGGATCTTCGCGCAGCTCTCAAAGCGTGTATACTCTTTCAGCAGCGTCAGATGGATATAGCCGGTCGGGCCGTTGCGTTGTTTGGCCACCAGCAGGTTGACCGGGATCCCGTCGTGCTCCGCCGCCAGATCATCATCCTCGGTCTCGGGCTTGTACAGCATCCCCACCAGGTCCGCATCCTGTTCGATGGATCCGGACTCGCGCAGATCCGAGAGGCGCGGTTTACGGCTCTTATCCTTTTCCAGTTCGCGGTTCAACTGGCTCAGGACAATGATCGGCACGCGGAGTTCCTTGGCCAGGGCTTTGAGGCCACCGGAAATTTCGGAAATCTCAATCTGGCGATTCTCCTTGCCCTTGCGACTGCTGGAGTTGAGCAACTGGAGGTAATCCACCACAAACAGCTTGATGCCGTGCTGTGCGTGCATCCGGCGCGCCCGCGCGCGGAGCTGGAGGATGGACAGGCCCGCGCTGTCATCTATATACAGAGGTGCACCATTGATGCGCGCGGAGGAGGCCATCAGCTTGGGGAAATCGGCCTCATTCATGAAGCCGTCGCGGATATTGCGCAGGTTCACCCGGCCCACGGAACACATCATGCGTAGGATCAGGCTCTCGCCGGGCATCTCCAAGCTGAACACGCCCACGGGCAACCGCAGATCCAGCGCCACATGTTCGGCGATGTTCATGGCCAGCGAGGTTTTGCCCATGCTCGGCCGGGCGGCGATGATGATCATCTCGCCCGGATGCAGGCCATCGGTCATTTGGTCCAGGTCCGTGAAGCCCGTGGCCAGGCCGCTGATCTCGCCCTGGCGATTGAACATGTGCTCAATGGTTACCAGCCCGGATTGCACCAGGTCGGAGAGTTTGCGCGTGCCGGATTGCGCGCGCGAATCGTTGACGTGGCTGATCTCCTTTTCCACCTCGTCCAGGAGCTGTTCCACGTCGCCCTCAAAATCATTCACCCGGCCCACCACGCCGGCACAGGTCTGGACCAGCCGGCGGAGCATGAATTTCTCGCGCACGATGCGGAGATAATAATCCAGATTGGCGGCGCTGGGCACGGCATCCTGAACCTGGCTCAAATACGCGATGCCCCCGATCTGCTCCAGGAGCTGACGATCCTTTAAGTGCTGTTGAACGGTGATTAAATCAATCGGCGTGCGCGCGTTGAACATCCCTGCCAGCGTTTCGTAAATGGTCTGATGCCGCAGATCGTAGAATGCGGCCTGGCCGTCATCCTTCAGGGATTCGACACATTGGCCGATGCAGGTATTGGGATCCACCAGGCAGCAACCCAGCACGCCCTGTTCGGCCTCCAGGCTATGCGGCGGCAACCGGTCGCAACTGGCCGGCGCGGTCGCGCGCACGCGGCGGGCGCGCTTCAGGTCAACTGGGGTGGATTCGTTCATAACTGCCATTTGCCCAGAAATTGCGATTTGATTTCCGATGCAATCCTTTCCATCCGCTGTTCAATTTCCCTGCGAAAGCTTGGGTGGGCAAAAAGCACCCCATCGGCCATAAACATCCGTGGAACATAACGGATGTTCTGTTCGCGCTGGGTCCACTTTGCCCGCTTGCGCTTGTTTTTCGTCCTCGGGAAACGAAATTGGATGCGTTCCACAACCGCCATTGAATAGAAAATTTTCATGATCGGTTAAACGCCGCTCTCCATGACCGCGTTTATGAGTAGGTGTCTCATGATTGCACCTCCAGCATCCCATCCTTGAACGCCCCCTTGACTCGCCCCCAATGCTCGACCAGCAACCACTCAAGGGCCATGCCAGGCTTTCCTGACAGGGATTTGAAAATGATCATCCCGCCGTATTGGACGTAATTGCCCGGCTTGGCGTTCTCCCACCCATTTGGATCTGACAGGCGATCCAATGCTTGTTGCGCCTCGCGTGCCAGTCGCTCAGCGGACGGCGGCCAGCCAGAACGCGTCCATTCAGCAAAGCTTTCATTGATCGGGATGGGCTCCCCCACTTCCCGGCACCAACGCCAACCCGCATCATGAAAGGCTTTGGCCAGCCGATCCCAGTCAGGGATGATGATTCCCGCCTTGACTGGCATAATCGGCCCTTTCAACGGCGGCACATCCGCCAGATCATAGCACCATTCAGCGTCACAGTTCATGATTCCACCTCGCTCTTCGCCTCGCCCAGGGATTTCTGGACCAAGGCTTCGATGTCATCATCATTCGCACGCACGACGGGTTTGTCGGCGCCGGAAACGATGTTGCAGCCGAGGCGTTGGAGCAGCTCGCGCGGGAGCTTTTTGAACGCGGTCTTGATGATGCTCACGGAGCGATCGAGAACCGTCTCCGCCTGTTTGGCCGGCAATAGCTTTTCAATGCGATCCACCAGGATGGTGGTCTCCGGCATGGTGATGGCATCCTGCTCCTTGACGAAGCCCACGATGATGCCGCTGAACTCCACGGTCTTGGGCTTTTTGAACAGGTCGCGACACGTCTCCAGATTGGCGACCAGGGTCGCGCGGGTACTGGCACAGGCGCCTTGCAGCTCGCGGATGGTTTGATCCAGCTCGCGCGTGGCGAGGCGGATGGTTTTCTGGCGCTCCTCAAATTTCCGGCGCAGTTTGGCACGGTCCTCGGCGAGCTGACGGCAGTTTTCGGCAATAATGGCTTGGCTCATGTTATTCTTTCGATGGTTGCTGCTGGATTGTGGCCCAGCGGCGGTTTTCAGATTCGATCAATTGCTGGACGTTCTCTTCGGCATCCTGGCTCTGGCAGGCTGCCAGCCGCGCTTCCAGTTCGCGCAGCCGGGCTAAATGTTGGGTTTCATCATTCATAATTCATCCTTCTTACTTGGCTGTTGGCAGTTCCGGGCAGGCCGCTTCATCCACGGCGCGGCGCATGGCCGCGAACCATTCCGCCGGGAGCATCTTGCGCGTGATGGGAGCCGGGATGAAGTTGCAAGCCAGATGCCCGCAGCGCGGACAGGCCACATTGGCTTGCGTGATCGCCTCATAACTCATGAAGACGACATCGTCGCAGTGATCGCAGAACCAATGGCCTTTGGCTTTCATTCGGGATATGGCGACGACAGCGCCGAGGTCTTGCGGCCTGCGCGGCGGGCATGGTAGGTTGTGAGGCTCATAAATTCACCCATTGCGCGGCCATGGCGGGTTAGTGGTAGCGGGCTCATATGCCATCACCATCAATGAATCCATGGCCGCACCATTGGCATATATCCCTCGTCAATTCGTTGTACCGGCAGCACTGCCAGCACTGCCAACAATTTGTCAGAATTGTTTTCATGGTTTCTCAGGTGACCTCAATTGCGGGTTGCAAATTTCAGGTTGCGGTTCAATTCCCGGCTCACCTTGGTGATGGCGGATTCCACGCGGTCCTGGGTGGCGGCCGTGTCGCGCTGCAAAAACTTCTGAAGCCGAGCGACCAGGCTGTAATGGCCGAAATTCGAGGCGGAATCCGCAATGAGCTTCAAGGCCGACGCGCGATCGGCGAATTGATCCTCGCCGAAGAACAGGCCGGCATCGGCTGGGGAGATGACGCTCACGCGCACCACTGCATGCGTGCGCCGGTCAATCTGATTGGCCTCGTCCGGGTAATAACGGTGCCAGGCCACATTGGCCAGGGGCGTGCAGGTGAGCACCAGCACCATCTTGGTGCGGTTCAGCAAGTCAATGAACAGGTTCAACGGATAGGTGGAAAGGAACCGGCCCTCCTCAATGAATACCAGGGTGGATTTCCGGCGCAGTTGATCCACGAGCGCGTCTTCAATGTCCGTGGACATGTCGTAGCGGAACTGGTTGAGCGGCTCGCCCAGGCGGATTTTCAATCCCGCGCAAATATCCTTCAGCACCGTCAGCTTGGCGCGCTGGCGCAGATCCCGCGTGGCCGGCTTCCAGGAATCCCGGCAATTGACGAAGCCCATGGAAAAATCGTTCTTGAGCTTTTTGGCCAGATGCTGAAACAGGAAGCTCTTGGAACCGCCCGTGGGGGCGATGTATTGGATGGCGCGCTCCGGGCTTTTCTTGTCGCGGCATTCCCGGGCGGCGATCGCCGTGGCCGCGAAATGCGAGAGGGGCAGAATCTTGACATCCTCCGACATCATCCGGCGCTGCTGGAGTTCAGGCAGTTCATCCATGAACTCCGCCAGCTCCCGCATCAGCGCCTCGGGATCTTCAATCTTGTTGAAGTAACTGGTTTTGCCCGCCTCCAAGGCATCCAGGATTTGGGAGAGCTTGCTCGGCGTGCCGATGCAGGAGGAACCAAACTCCGCGCAGAATTCCGCCTGGTTGGCACCGGACTCCTTTTGCAGGGCCAGCAAGGTGGCGCGCTGCGTTTCGTTCGGACTCCATTCGTTCTTTTTGTTACTCATATTTGGCCTTCGTTGATTTATTCGCGGCAGATGTCCTGGATCAGCCGCATTTCCGTGTTGGTGCTGCTATCCGCAATGTCCCGGATGCGATCCAATTTTTCAGAAGCAGACTGGCGGGTAAGTTGGATGAATGTGTTTTCCTCAATCTCGTCCTCCGACATGCCAGTCAGCGCGGCATGGGCGGCTTTGACATCCTCAAAGGTTTGAGTGTAGGCTCCCATGTGGTATCTCACATCAGGATTTTCCCGGATGCGTTTCAGGACGCCGCCCAATGCGGTCCTCGCCAGTTGGATGGTTTCCTTTTTGATTTCAGGAGGTGTGTCGATCATATTTGGCCTTCGTGTTGTTTGTTGCTGTTGGTTTGGAACTCGCGGGCAGACGCCCGCACTAAATTAGTCAAATTGGGTATCCGGCGCGGCGGTTTCGCGGGCCAGCAGGTCGCTGGTGCAATCGGGTTCGGCCTTGACCAGGACTGGCTCGGCGGCCAGGGGCTGGCCTTTGGCCACGGTGGCGTTGTGGGCGCAGCGGGCGATGTCCTCGCGGGTGATGGCGCCGGATAACTGGCGGGCATCGGCGATCAGCGGGGCCAGGGCCGCGCGCTTGGCGGCAAAGGCGGAATGCAGGGCGGAGGCATCGGTCCGTTCCACGCGACCGTAATTTTCGGCGCACCCGGCAAAGCTGCCGTCCGCGTTGTACAGCCACGCCTGGCGCGGATCCACAGGATTGACGCGCACCAGGTACTTGTCATCCTCGCGGAGCGGTTCCACCGTACCGCGGCCGTCGCGGCGGGTCAGACCGAACCGCAGCGGTTCATCCGGATCCACTTCGCTGCACTGCACTTCCAGCATGCCGCGCTTGACCGCCTTTTCCACCACGGGGCCGGATTCAATGCGGGCCATCATCACCGCGGCCACGGCCAGCGGCAGCTTGGTAAACCGCGCCGCCCCGCGCGCAAAGACTTCGGCCGGCGAAAGATTCCGCTCCCGCTTTAGCGCGGGATTGGCGGCCAGCACGGCCGCGAGCGCGGCCACATCATGCGGGGCAAACTCCAGCAATTTCTGTTCGGGTTGCCAGGCGGCGGCGAGCTGGGGACGCCATTCCGTGATCACATGCCCGCATTTCCGCCAGCCTTCCAGCGAATGGTCCGTGCGGCAATTGATCAATTCCACCAGGTCATGCAGCCGGGCGATGGCTTCCACATGATTCAGCATGCCGTGGCGGAGCAGATCGGCGCGCTCCAAGGGCAGCTTTTGGGCCAGCTTGATCAGCAGCTTCACATCGCGTTCCATCCCCGGCAATCCTTCAGGCATGGGCAGGCCGGATGAATACGATCCGGTCTGACCGGGAAATTCCAGCAGGCCGGCGGCGCGATTGCGCTGGAGGTTGAACCACGTTTCCAGCGGGGCTTTCCAGCGGGGGTTGCCGCCGCCCGGCCCAGTGAACAGGGCGGGAATGCCCGGACCGCCGCCGGCGGGGCCGCGATTGACGGTGATCGGGATCCCGAAATCGTGGAAAATCTGCTCAATCCATTCCGGCACATTGGCCGTGCCCTTTTCGCAGATGATCCCGGTACCGGCCGTGCGGTACCCAATGCCGGTGAACATGGCCACCAGCAGGAAAATCATTTCGCGGTTTTTCAACCCCTGCAACGCGCCCACTTCATCGCGGATCGCGGGCTTGTAACCGCGCATCACATTGGACCCGCTGAACAGGTCCAGCACATGGAATCCCAACAGCCGGCACGTCTGCGCAAACGCCGTGACTTTGAAATCCTCCCATGAATCGTCCAGGATCAGGAATTGTCCCGGCTCCAGCCCCACCCGCGTGGAGAGGATCATGGGGGCCAGCTGGCTGGCCGCACTGGGGCCGCGCTGGATCAGCCGGCGGGTGAATCGGGGCACGCGTTTCTTGGCCACCAATCGCAGATTGCCTTCGGTCCAGCCCTTGGGCACTCCGGCCACGGATTTGGGATCCGCCGGCGGCGGGGCATCATAGCCGGGAATGGCACAGCTGGCGTCGCCAGCGCGCCATTTATCCAGGCGGATGACGAGCTTGGTGTAGATGGACCGGAACTTATCGCGCTGGTTCAGCGCCCATTCCGAGGCCAGATAATCCACAAACGCAGCGGGCAATTGGGCTTGGGAAGGATTCTGCCAGGCTTTGCCGGCGATCGCGGAATCCACCAGCACCTTCCAATCGCCCGCCGCCTGCAAAAACTGCCGGTAAAGCTGATGCAATGAGGCCACGTTCATGCCGCGCACGCCTGCATTGGCGGCGGCCACGGCCTTGCAGCCGTCATTGATGCTGCCGGTCTGGGCCATGGCGTGGATCGTGCGCAGGGCGGCCAGGCGGCGTTGCACCACGAATTGCGCCCGCTCATTCAACGAAGCGAACAGGTCAATGTCACTGGCGATGTGGAATAGCTTCATATTGGGTCCAGCGCTGGTCAGCGTTCTGAGGTCCAAGTGGGTTGACCCTTGCGCGCCGTTAAAATGTCTTTAACGCGGTCGCTGGCGCCCTTCAGGATGGTTTGCAATTTCATCAGCGTGGCCGGGGACGTCCGTTCGGCGTTGTCTTCCATCAGCAGCATGTTCAGATCGCCGCAACACACCAGCGCGAGCTGATCATCGGCCTCGCCTTCCACAGTCTTGGTGGAATTGCCGCCGCGCTTGGCCCCGGGATTGGCGCCGGTGCTGCCGCCCTTGGCGATGCCCAGTTCCAGCATGAATTCCAACTGCCCCTTGCCATCCGTGCATTTGTGGGTGGCATCGCTGATCACTTTCATGTCCGCTTCGCCCCATTGGCTGGGCGGCAATTCCATCAGCTTGCGCAGCCGATCCTGCACCGGGAGCGATTTCCACTGCTTTTTGATCCCCTGCGCCATGTCGATCCAGCGGCGGGCAGTGTCATCACTGATGCCCGCCTCAGCCTTGCAGGCGTCGGCAAAAGTGGCTGCCTTGATCAAGACCGCATCGTGCGGTCTTGATCCTGATTTGCGGTCTCCGCCATGCTGAAAACCCTTCTTCAGCTCATGCAGGGTAAACCCGGCCATGACTTGGCAGGCCAGGCTGGCGTGTTGGAAGCGGGAGGCATCCTGGACCCAGCGGCGGACATCGTTCCAGGAGTTTTCCACCGGTAAACCGGGTTCAATTTTTTGGAGTGCTTGCATAGAAAAGTGTCAAGTGTTCAGTGTTCAGTGTTCAGCTCTGCAACCGGTGTTTCAGAAATTCCACCAGGCTGGCGCGGGAGATCCGGCCGGGGCCGAGCAATTGCAGTTCACCCGCCTTGATCAGCGCATGGACGATTTGATGCGAGCAGACCCATTCGCATTCCATCCGGCCGGTGCGCACGGCCTCGCCCTGGCCGATGATGCCCATGATCACTTGATCCAGGGTCAGCTTGGCGGCAATTTCCGGGGCAATCAGTTCGGTCGCGTAGAAGCGGAGATCGCGACGGGAATCCAAGTTCACGGCGATGTTGAAGGCCCAGCGAATCTGGCCATTGTCCACGCGCGCCAGAACGCTTTCCGCATCGCATTGCAGCGCCTGGCGCCAGGCCCCGATATCCACCATGACCGTGCGGACTTCCACATGGAGGGGCAACCGCGCCTGGCGGGGCACTGAACTTGAAACTGAACACGTGTCATTCATGGAGACTCCAATTGACTTTGTGGTCGCAGAGGAAGCAGGCCAAAAACCAGCAGCAAATCACCACCGGGATCCAGATCAGGGCCACGGCCACACAAGCCAGCAGGGCGATCAACCAGCGCTCCAGCTGATAGCAAAACAGCCGGACTTGCGCCGGGCGCTCGCGCCAGAGCTGCAGCAGCCAAGCCGCGCCCACGGCCAGGCCGATGGACACCAGCAGCAACGGCAGACACACCGCCAGGCGATCCACGACGGGGGCTAGGGCGTTCATTTGGCACCTCCGATTGCCTCTAGGACGTTGGCGGCATGTGCCTCAGCCACCGCCGACCGGGTGCGTGCCAGTGCGCGTTTATCGCGCTGTTTAGCGAGCCCGGCGGCCTTCTGGTCGGCCAATACTTTGCGCTGATTCGCGCCGCAGTTCATGCATGTGCCTAGGTGCCAGGTGTGATAGTGCTGTTTCATTGGCGTCCTTTGGAACTCGCAGGCGGGACGCCTGCGCTACGATGGGCCACCACGGCCATCACGTCGCTTAAGGCCACGCGGATATCGTCATGTCGGGAGCCCACGGCCGTGCGCGCGCGACGCTCGCACAATTCGCGCTCAGGGCCGGTCAACTGATAGGCATTCGCCGCCGAGTTGGCATGCGGCCCCCACAGCACGCCCTTGGGCGATGGCTGCGGAAACACCAGGATCACCCGCTTGGGCGCAAAGCCCGTTTCAGTCTTGCTCATTTGGAGGCTCCTTTCTTGGGGTGGCAGACTTTACCCGGTCTGCCAGCGGGCCTAGGTGCGCTGTGGGACGCTAAATTGGATTCCCCTTTGATGGCCTGAAACCGGGCGTTCACCGCCGACTGGATGCGCGATTCGCTGGCCCGGCTCAATTCAGGATCGCCTTTGGACAGGGCGAGCAACTCGCCCAGCTCCGCCGCCGTGGTGGCCATCTGGATTGCTTCGAGGTATTCGGCGGGTCTCATTGGGTACCTCCGTTATGGATGGTGGCAATTTCGGAGGCGTGGCGGGCAAACGTCTTGGTTTTGGCGCGGGTGTATGCCCGGTCAATTTCGCTGAAGGAGCGGTTGGTTTCGCTAGCCAATTGGTGCCAGTCGCGGTCCTGATTCGCCCAGACGAATGCTTCCAGTTTGGAGAGTTTCATGCAGCCTCCTTCCAGGCGTTGTAGCGCCTTAGCAGCGAATGGCTGGTGCGTTTGCCAGATAGCACCAGATATAGGTGATTGCGGTGAACCCCGAGGGTTTGCGCCGCAGTCATCAGCCCCGGAAAGCGCACTTGACGAAGTGGCTTTTTAAGGGATGCTTTAGTGTCGCGTTGCATGTGACTACTTTGCCACAAGTGTTCACAAGCGTCAACATGAAAGTGAACATTTGTGAACATTTCTCATAGACTCGAAAATTTGAGGCTCAAAATGAACTGGACGTGGGATGAGCTTGGAGCGCAACTCGACCTCAAAAGGTCAATGCTTCACTACGTCCGCAAGGGCGAGCGCAACATGAGTGATCTTTCGATTCACCGGCTTGAGGAACTTGAAAAAGCTGCCGGCATTGCGCTGGTGGCATCTGGTCCTTCTGACGCCCTATCCGGGGCTGATTCCAGTTCAACGGCGTATTTGGAGGATGCCTTTCTAGGCGAAGTCTCGGCGGAATTGCAAAACCTCCGGGAAGCCGTATTGGCTTTGGAGCGCAAATTGGGCGGCGTCAGGGCTGCGCGTGAAATTAATAAAATGCGGGTTCATCGCAAATTTGAGCCCACGCAGGTTGCCTCAGGGCGGCAGAGCTTAGACGAGATCAAGGCCCAAATGGATGTGGCCACTGCGATGCCAAGGCCATCTAGCGTTAGTGCGGTGGCTCGTGCGGAGGATGAACCGCTTTTGGCCGCCTTGGAAGAGGCTGAGCCTGCTTCTCCATCACGACGGCGGAAACCATGAGCTGCCGATTCCATCGTGCAAGTTTCTCTGCCTCGGCACGACGCCTTGCTGGAGTCCATAGCGCGGCCACCTTTTCTAGGGCGGGCTCTAAAATCACCGGACAAAACCCCTTTTTAATAGGCATAAACCCCTCCTTTAACTATGGCCGAAATCTTTGATTTTGGAAGTTGCCTGGCCACGGTCCTGCGCTTTACCGGCGTCCAGGTTGCCATTAGGGTCAAGGCTTCAAAGGCCCGATCCTGCCTCAACAACTGGATGAACTGCTTGTCTTTTTCCCATTCCATTCTATTTTTCATACGCATCCATCCTCTCATGGGAGGTTGGACATTAGCTGTCCAAGGTCCGATTTTTGATCAAAAACTTATTCACCGGATATGCACTGGTTTGAGTACATAATTGTGATCGTCGCCGTGCCTCTTCTGGTTTGGATGTTGATTGGCTGGCTCAAGGCGGATTATCGTTGGGAAGAGGAAAAGCGGCTTGACCGGCTGTATGGCGGAAAGTCGCCCGAAACAATCGAGCGGGAAAAAGCGTTGGCACTGCGGCGATGGAAAGGCAAAAATGAAAAATCAAAAACTCATGATTGATTGCGTCTGCGGTAAAGAAGTCAGCAGGGAGGCGGCCACGTGTCCGTCCTGTGGCCATCCCCTAAAGCACAAACAAAGCCTTGGTTATAATCTTGGGATATTGGTAATCGCCATAATCCTCATCCTCCTTGCGGTTGATGCGTGGATGCGCAGGTTGGGATAGGTAAATTCCCGGTCGTTGGGAATTTGGCAATGCGTCTCACGAGACGCATTTAAAAATAATTCGTGACAATTCCCAGCGTTCGCGGATAGAGTAATCCCCACACGGAGGCCAATTCGTCAGGCTTCCGTTTTCTTTTTTTACCCTCCCTTTCGATTCGGGTCGCGGTGACCTCACGTCTTTCTCCTGGCAGTGGCATGCTCGCGTCTGTGCAGGCCAATCGTCATCAACTCAGCAAATTTCCGGGTGGATTCCTCCAGCCCCGGCCGTCGCATGGGCTCCTTGACGAATTGGCCTTCGTGTACCCGTGCGGCGGTGTTTTTCGCCGCCATCAACCATCAACCATCAAATCATCCATGAAAAAAGTGTTCTGTGTTCAGTATTCAGTGTTCAGTCTGGCGCTCGCCGGGCTGTTGGCAATCTGCCAGCCGGCAGCGGCGCAAGTCGAGGCCACCTCCAGCAACGGGATCATCACCATCACCGGTACCACCACGAATTCGGTGACCACGATCCCGAATTTCTTCACCACGGCCATGGCGTGGGCCACGGTCATTGATACCAACTACACCTGGGCCGGTGTCGGGCTCCAGTTTGAGGATGGCTATGCCCAGGAAACCGGCCTCGGCGCCGCCGACTACGTGCGCGCCCAATATAACTTCGGCCGCTGGAACGTGGCCTTGGAAGGTCAATTCTTCGGCGTGGGGAGTTCCTTCAACGGATTCCTTGCGGGTGGCGGTTACGCCATCGTGCAGAAAGGGGATCTAAAGATCGAAGTCAATGGCCTGTTGGGTGAGCAGAAAGTCTCCGGATCCCGGGCGTTTGCGGCCCTGGGCGAAGTCAAGCTGACCAAGTTCATGACCAAGCTGACCTATATGACCATCGGCCTGGGTGTGCCCTATGTGCAAAACCAGACCTTTGACGGCACGCCGGTATTCCGCACCGGCTTCGGCTTCATCTTCTGACCAACGTGACGTTGGATCCAATTATTCACGAAATTTTAAACCATAAATGAGTACAGAGACCCAAGAAAAGGTTTGTCGGTGGTATCCGAAACAGGGTCGCGAGCAATGCGCATGCTCTCAAAAACCGTCAGCGCTGAACACTTGACACTTTCCGTGAACCTCAACGCCAAACAATTCGACCTGTGCAACGCCCGGGCCTGTGCCCGCGCCAGTGCCGATGCCTACCAGCGCACCACGATCTCCGTGACCGGCACGGACACGCACGCCCTGATTGTTGAATCTCCGGACTGCATCATCATCGCATTCCGTGGCTCGGTGAGCATTCGCAATTGGATCACGGATGCGGAGTTTGCGCGGGTGACCGTGTTGGCGGGTATGACGACAACGGTGAAGATCCACGCCGGATTCAATGCGGCGATGAACAGCATTTTGGTGCCATTGATCACGACCGTGCGCGGCAAGCGTGGCGAACTCCAGATGGACGGCGGCGCGCCATCACAAAAGCCCATCTTCCTCACTGGGCACAGCCTCGGCGGGGCATTGGCCGTTCTGGCCGCGATCGCCCTGCATCGCGCCGGATTCGAGATTACCCAGGTCTATACCTTCGGACAGCCGCGTGTGGGCAACTCAGATTTCAAGGACTGGTACAATCTCTATCTGGGCTGGCGCACATTCCGCATGGTTTACCAGGAGGATATCGTCCCGCGCATCCCGCACCTTCCGGCCTTTCGTGATCCCTACCGGCACGTGGGGCAGGAGGTGTTCGTTCCGAGCGTCAGCCCGGTTCAGACCATGGATGATCTCTGGTTCAACCCGCCGCTGTGGCGATTGCTGATGTCGGATATATGGGGACTTTACCGCGCCTGGCTGGTCTCCAAATTTGATGCCGCTCTGGATCCGGCCCGGGACCACCATGTCGGCAACTACACTGGCACGCTAGCGGCCATCATCAATCCACCCATCCAGCAATCCAACAATCCATCAATCCAGACGGATGATTCTCGCTGAAACCATCGCCAAAGACGTCAACTGGTCGCTCATTGCCTCCATTGTGATGGCCATTGTCTCCACGTTGATGTGGTGGGACGCGCGCAAAAACAAGAGCGTGCAAATCAGCGGCCAGGTCACGGGCACACCGCCGGATAATTCCATTTTGGCGCGCGACATGAAATCCCTCAATCACCGGGTGCGCGCGCTGGAGAATTGGCGCGCGCAGCTCATCTCCAAGCTGGATGATGACAAAACCGAGGTGCTGGCCGCGGGCGAGGATCGCGCCCGGCGGACCTATGGCCATGTGGATGACGTGCGCAAGGAGCTGGCCGGCAAGCTGGACGGGATGCCCTCGCGCATCATCGCCGATCTCCGCAACGCAAAGGGTCTGCTGGACTGAACCCATCAATCCATCATCCAATAATCCATTTCCCTCATGATTGAACGCGACATCAAACAATTCATCCTGAAGGCGCTCTTGCGCGCCAAGGATCAACCCATCAATGACGACACGCTCAAGGGGCTCGTGCGCGCTGCGTTCCGGCATGTGGCGCTCACCGATGCGGATCTGACCCAATGGATCAAGGAGCTGGAGGAATCCGGCATCCTCACGGGCACGAACGATGACGTGTTCGGCCTGAACTGGACCCTATCCCTGGCGGGCAAAGCCAAAGCCCAGCAAATCAAGTGAATGAGCGCCAACCAACCCAACGCAGAAATCATGGCCGTGCTGGAAGCCCACCGGCTGGATTGGCAGACCTTCAGCGAACTGCGCTCGGACAGTTACGAGCAAAAACTCGCGGCGGATTCGCCCGAAAAGCTGGATGCGTTTTACTCGCTCTTGTTTGCGCCGGGATTGTCGCTGGCGCAGATTGCGGCGCAATGCCCGGCGTGGCCAGGTGGGACCAAAAACGAGGGGGCACAGCCGACGCAGCGACTGTTATCCGAAGTGGCCACGCGCTGGAATGGGTTGCGGACGCTGGATGTGGTGGATCAAGTCTCCACACTGATGGAGAAGTTCAAAACCAAGATGGCTGGCCTGCCCAATGCGGCCACGGACAATGTGACCGATGGCCTGCTGGGCATGTTGTCGCAGGAATTGATGACCGCGAAACTGGAGGGAACCAGCCTCAGCCAACAAACGCGCGCGCTGGCACAGCTTTTGAAGAAACAGAAGCTCAACCAGGATCAGCAGGAACTGGATCTGGCGCGGGACAAATTCGAGTTCGACGCGGCCAAGCTGGCCTTGGCAGCGGTGACCAGGCTAAAGACGATCTCGGCCAGCAAGCTGACGGATGTCGAGAAGATAGATCAGGCCCGCCGGGCGCTGTTTGGGGCATTGCCCGAGGACCAGCGTGTCGCTGGACCCCAATTATGAAATCCCCCAAAGCCAAGCCGGTGGGCTTCCGCCGGTACCAGAAGCCGATCTTCAATGATCGCGCCCTGGGCATCATCCTGCTGCACTGGTCCCGGCAGATCGGCAAGTCCTTCACCCTGGCATCGTGGGCGGTGGATCGCATCCTCGACAAGCTCAAGACGAATGATTCGTGGTTAGTGACCGTCCTTTCCAACTCGCGGGACAACGGCGCAGAGTTCGTGATCAAAGCTCAAGAGGTTTGCAACAAGCTCGGGATATATATGCAGACCAGCGACGATTCTCCCGACCTGGTCTATGACAACATGAAGATGGAGGTCAGGATTACCGTTGAGATCAACGGCATCAAGCGCACCGGCCGCATCAAAGTGCTGGCGGCCAATCCGCGCACGGCGCGCGGTTTCAGCGGTGATTTGATCCTGGACGAATTTGCCTTCCACGAAAACAGTGCGGCCATTTGGGAAGCGGCCGAGCCGATCCTCTCCAGCAACCCCGAATTCCTCTGCCGCATCTCCAGCACGGGCAACGGCAAGCACAATATGTTTTTCCGCATGGCCAGCGGGGCGGGTCCGAATGACGGCACCCTGTTCAAGAGCACCGCCGGCTTCATGGTTTGCCGGGTCACGCGCACGGAAGCCTGGAAGATGGGCGTGAAGATATATGACGCCAACACACGTGCCCCGATCACTCCCGACCAGGCGCGGGCGGCCGCCCTGGACAAGCGGGCCTATGACCAAAATTACGAATGTGCCTTTAACGATGAAAACATGTGCCTGCTCACCAATGAGCTGATCCAGCAAGCCATGCGCGAGGGCATTCCGATTGATGAACAGGCTTGGTCAGCGGTGAGCATCGCGCGCATGTTTCGCGCTGAGGGCAATCTATATCTCGGCCAGGATGTGGGTCGCAATCATGACTTGAGCGTGCAGGTGGTGGGCGAAAAGCGCGACAACGAATTGAAAGTCATCGCCATGTTGCGCATGGCGGGGATGCGGTTGCCCGATCAGCAGCGGCAACTGGAGATCGTGGGCAAGATGCCCCGCTTTCGCGAGGGTTGCATTGATATGACCGGCCTGGGCCTGGGCCTGGTTGAGTACGCCCAGGAAGAATCCTGGGGCCGAACCAAAATCCGGGGCATCAATTTTGCCACCACCGAACCCATCAATGATTTCATCCTGTCGGAAGGCCGCAAAGCGCCCACGGCGCGCGTGACTGAAAACATGGCCACGGCCACCCTGAAACGGTTTGAGGACAAAACCGTCACGTTCGAGGTGGAGCTGGATACCAACGCCATTGAAGATTTGCGCAAGCCCGAACGCATCACCAGCCCGGGCGGCCGCACCAGTATCGCTGCGGTCCGGGATGAGGCGGGCCATGCAGATCATTTCTGGGGCGTCTGCCTCATGATCCGGGCAGCGGAATCCAGCTCTGCCCCGGTGGCCTTTGCGAAATGCAGCATCACCCAATCCACTGTCGGCAAGATGGGTCTGGGCAAGGTGAAAGGAATGTCAATTTTATGATTTCACGTATCACGCCGGGAATGCCCCAGGAGCGTTTTGGGGGTATAATGTGCCGTCCTCGCCTCCAAGGGCGGTTGTTTAAGCCATTTAAGCCGGGTTCCGGGCATCCTGGTGGCATGGTTGCACCCCGCCTTGCACCCCAATCGGCAATCAGCAATCGGCAATCGGCAATTTTATGAACCCCTCCGGCATCTCTTTGTTCAACCAAGCCAGGATCGAATGGGCCATCCGGCTCAAATATTCGCCCATGCCGTCCCTGGACATGGACGTTCTGTCTGGCCAGTTGAATGCCTTCCGGATCGGGGATTTCCGCCAGATCGGCAAGACTTGGGAAGTGATGATGGAGCGCGATGGGGAACTGGCGGTCAATTCCGACAAGCGCAAGGCCGATGCGGCCGGCCTGGAATGGCAGATTGTCAGCGACGGCTCGCCGGATGGCGACCGCCACGCGGCCAGCCTGCAGTATTGCTACGAGAATCTCACGGCCACGGAGGCGCTCGACCAGGATGTGACCGGCGGCGCAGATGAGCTGATCTACCAGGTGGCCTCCGCGATTGACTATAAATACAGCATCCATGAAATGCTCTTGCGTGTGGACAATGCGGCCGCGCGCGAGGTGACGGCGGAATTCCGGCACACGCCGCTGTGGTTCTTTGAGGCCCGGCGCGGGTATCTCGGTTACATGCCGCACATTTTTGATTTGTACGGCATTCCCTGCATCCAGGGCGAATGGCTCACGGCCGTCAACATCGGCTGGATGCGGCCACTCTCCATGGCTTATGCCATGAAGATGTTCCCATTGCGCGACTGGCTGCTGTTCTGCGCGCGCTACGGCAGTGGCTTTCTGGACGCCACCACGGATGCGCAGGTCAACTCACCGGAATGGGATCAGGCGCAAGAGGCGCTGAACACCCTGGCCAATGACGGCGCGGTCTTGCACAACGCCGGCGTCAAGTTTGAGTTCCTGGAGCAGTCCGCGCGCAATTCGCTGCCGTTTCATCCCATCGTGGAAATGATCAACGGGCTGTATGCCAAGTGCTATCGCGGCGTGGATCTAGCCACCGGCTCGCGCGGCGCGGCCTCGGGCGAGGGTGGCACCAGCGGCGGATCCGGCAAAGCCCCTGTGGGCGCCTCGGTGCAAAAAGAGGAATCCGGCATTTTCCTGGTCAAAGACGCCAAATGGGTTACCGGCGTCTTCAATGAGCGCGTGGATCGCCCGATCATTCGCTACCTGTACAATCAGGAGCCGCGCGCATGGTTCGTGCTGATGCCGCCGCTGAATGACACCAGCGGACAGGACCTGGCCGCGCTGCAAGGGTTGGTGCCGATGGGCTTCAAGGTGATGTTAAAGGAGGTTTACAAACGGTTCCGCTGGTCGGTGCCGGAAGTGGGTGAGCCGTGCCTGGCTGCTCCTGCCCCGCCGCCAGCCCCCGGGATTAATGGATCAATGGATGATGGATTGGCGGGCAAGGCAAAGCCGGCGGCGTCCGACGAAGATTCCCCCCAACCATCCAAAAATCCACCAATCCAAAAATCCACGCCCCCGGCGGCCGTGGATGCGGCTGGTGAAGAAACCGACCCGCTGTTGAAGGGCGAGGAAAAGACGGCCGCGACCGCGCCGTCCCGGGTGCCAGAGAATACGCCCATTGGCGCGGGGGCGGATCCCCGGCGCAATCCTGGTCTGGCCAGGCCTGGCAATCCTTACTATGCGCAAACGGCCTCGCGCCAGATGCCCATTCCCACAAATCGGCAGGGCCAGCCCCAGGTGAACGATTCCGCCGCCTGGAGCGTCGCCGGCCTGCAATCGCCGGCGCTGGGCTATTCAATTCCCAATAGTGACGAGGGCATCATCCGAGTTCCCATTTCCCATCTGGAAACCCTCACGGCTGTCGGCTTGGGCAATTCGCGAGCTGCCCAGGCATTACGACGGTCGGTGAAACTCGCGGGCCAGAGGCCCGCGCCACTATCCCTCGGCAATTCCAGTGAGCCCATCGTTCAATTGCGCACGGCCCATGTGGACGATCTCGCCCCGGTGCGCCACGCCCTGGCCGCGATTGAAAACATCTCCGACGATGCGCTGTTCGTGAAAAAGCTGCGCGAGTTCGCGGCCGATCATGGCCCGCTCATTGCGCTCCTGGGCGACATCAACGCCTATCCCAAGGCGGCGAAAGTCTTGAATGACTTCACCACGGAACATCTGACGAGGGCTTTGACGCAAGGGCGCAAGGGCGCAAAAGCGCTGGCGAATGCGGGCGATATTCCAGGTCACGCATTTCGCGGGAATCAATATACGGCGGCAGAGCAAATAAATGACGTGCTGGATGGCAAACGGGATGAGGCGGCATACGCGAAAGTTTCCCCAGACGTGGCCGCCAAGATCAAAGCGGCCACCGGCCTTGATGTCAGCGGCCATCAACATTTTGTTGATCACGACGCATTGGTCCACATTGACCGGCAGCATGGGGTGGGCAAGGAAGATCAAGAAGGTCATTTGCCGGTCACCAAGGAGGACATCCAGAAGATTCCGCAAATTGTCAGCAACCCGGATTCGGTCACCGATGGTGGCAAGTCCGCGCGTGGGTTGCCAACCATCAAATACGCCAAGCGCTTCAAGGACACGACGTATTACGTCGAAGAGGTCTGGAGCAAAGACAAGCTGCTGGCGACAAAAACGATGTTCAAAACGAAGTAAAAACACGCCGGGGAATAGTGCGACTGCCGAGGCAGGCTTCTCTCACACGTCCGAAACGTCCGGCGCAGACAAACCATACCATGAATCAAAAATCTTGCAATCAAACTCTCGGGAGCATCGCCCTGGCAAACGCTTTCGATCCCGACCAGACGCGGGGCGAGGCAGGCAACTTCAGCGCCGATCTGGCCGATGCCATGGGGGCCGCGCATGCCGCCAGCGCCACCGCCCATGCCAAAGCGGACGCCGAATCCCATGCCCGGGCCGCCAAGCTGCACCGCGTGGCCGCCAAGCGCGCCACGGCGGAAAACAAACCCGCCCAGGCCACGACCCACGAAGGCATCGCCCAGGGCCACGACGCCATGGCCGCGTGCTGCGCGGATGAACCGGTGCTGGCCAATGACTCCACGGATGCGATCGACAATGAGGGCTGGGCGCTGATCGCCCCGTTTGGCAACCATCCCAAAACGCGCGTCTTTACGGATGGCGGCCGGGTGAAGGAACAGAAGTTCATTCAAGTGCTGGACAATGAATCCGCCGACGCCTTGCTGGACAATGAGAATTCTTTCTTCCGCAAACTGAAGCGCGCCCTGGTGGGCATCCCGGTTTACAAGGGCCACGGCGATTTGAACGACCACGATCCCAAGGCACTGGCCAATGAGACGCAGAAAATCAAGCTGGGGGTTGTGGACCAGATCCGCAAAGCCGAACCCCGGCCTGGCCGCCCCGGGGGCATTGAAGCGCATTTCACTTTGGACAATGACGGCGCTGAAGCCGTCGCGGCGGGCTGGAAGCTCCCGTCCGCTTTCTGGCTGGTGATGCCCATTGGCAATGAGGGCGACGCCATTCTGGCGCGTCCCTTCAAGTTGCTGTCGGTGGCGCTCACCCAGTTTCCAAATATTTCCGGCGTGGAGTCCCTGGCAAATCAGCGCGAAGCTGGTTCCCAATCACGGGCAGGGCACGCCGCGAGAACAGTAGACACCATGAAACAACTATTGATCGGGTGGCTCGCGGCTCAGGGCCTGGCCCTGGCAAACGATGCCACGGAACAGTCCGTGTTTGATGCGTTCCTCAAAGAGATGCAGACGCGCAGTTCCAGCATCTCCGCCCTGGGGAACGAAAAGAGCACGCTCAACGGCAGCCTCACCACGCTGACGGCGGATCGCGACGCGCAGAAAAGGCGCGCGGATGAAACCGCCCAAGCCCTGGGCAACGAACAGACCGCCCGCAAGGCGGAGCGCAAATACGCGGCCAGCCTGGCCGT